GTGCATTTTGCACTACGTACAGCTTTGAGCTATTGATCAGCTTTATAATTTTTTATCTCTCATTGAATTTGAGGATGGTCTCGATGATCATCTCAGGTTATGTTGGCCTGAAGATTATATAGTTTGATTATGGTTTTTTGCGCTTAGCAAGCGCTAATATGCTAAACTAGTTTAGTTTATGGAGTCTGTTTTTCATGACTCCGAAAAGTTTTATCAAGATGATAAGTACACTGATCTGGTACTCATTATCACACTCAATTTAGTATGGCCACTAAATTGTTTTATTTCCCGCCGATTTTTTCTGCGGGATACCGCAGTTTTTTATTTCTGCGGTTATTTTAGGGTAGACACCCTTTCATATATAGTTTTTCTATATTATAAAGATTTTTTGATTTGTACCTCTTACAAGGTAATAAGAAAGTGGAATGGAAACCCCACGAGTTCTCTTCACCTTTAATAACGTTTGCATGTCCTATGAGAATTGTTGTAATTTGATTTTTGCCCTAGTATTCCCGTGGAATACTAGACTGCATTATGATGATTACAATGGTATATCTAAAACTCCAAACTATTAAAGGGGAAAATACGTTTTCCTGAAGTAAACAAATTTGACAAATTTGGACGACACCTTAGTAGTACATTTATTCTTAAATACTGGAAGTATTAAGAACTTTATATGATAAATATTCGACTGTAATTTCCGAATTAAAATAGTATTCAATCGAATGTAGTTTCCGATTATATTTTGAAACTCAAAACCAAAAATCTAACATGATAAAAACAATTACAAGTAATAGGGCTTTCCATCATGTGCACGGTCTAGTCAACCGAGACGACACTCCCGCGGACGTCGATAAAGTGCCGCTAAGAGCCGGACGGCTCTCTACTGCAAAGAAGAATTTGGGTGCAATGCCCAGTGAAGAGGAAGACTTCACAAATGAAAAGTTACAGTTAAGAAAGGACTTTCGAACTAAGAAGAAGAATCAAAAGACCCATATTAGAAAGCATAAAGTAGTTATTAAACCGCATGCTACATCTATATATGGTGATTTTATTACTAAACTTAGTAGTCTTGATATGGATTTCGCAACTGAAGCACTTGAAAGCATTATTGTGGCTTTCATTGCCAGTACTAGAAAATCAAATTTACAAGGAGCACTTATTGTATCCGCTAAATTGCTCAAAACACATTTGGGTATCACATATAGCGATATTATATCAAAGGTGCTTTTGTGCAGCGATATGAGCTTCGTAAAAGATATTCTTTCTTGGTCTTTAGAAGACCTTGAATTTTATATGAAGGAATTGCTGAATAACTGGAAATTGGCGTACAAAAATGAAGCTTTTAGTTCTATTGTTGCTTTAGTGAGTACCTTTTTGGCTATTTTTTATAGTGCCGATAAAAAATGGTCTATTTCACTGGGATCATTTTCAATGTTTATATTTGATGCAAAACATTCCTGTAAAGGAGCAACTAGCCTAGTTGATGCTTTACTAAAAGTTTCTACTTTTGTTATTGGTGGCTTAAAGAAATATTTAACCAATGGATCATATTCAGGCTTTTTATATTCCGATGATCAACTAGGTGAGTTGGATATGACTGTTTCTACACTACAAGCTCAATTCAAATATGTGAAACCTGGTAATTTAGGTAAGTTTACGGGACTGGATGAAAATACTTTTGACCAAGAGCTTCAACGTGCCATTAGCTCTGGTGAGAAATTGGTTCTGTTATATGATGGACCCACAAAGAAATTTGTTATGGATAAAGTTCGAATGTTGAGGCAACTTCATTGTGACTTTATACAGACTAGAGCTGCTGGCGGATTGCGAATTGCTCCTTTTGCATATTTGATAGCCGGTTCTACTGGACTAGGTAAATCTTCAGTTAATGAAATTTTGATGAGATATATCTTAGCAAGTAATGGATTTAATCATCAGGACCAATTTATAGTTACGCTTAATTCCCAGGATAAATATTATTCCACATATAGATCATATATAAATGGGGTTATATTTGATGATTTTGCAAATGTTAATAAAGAATTTGTAGAAGAGTCACCTTGTGATACATTATTGAAATTTATCAATAATATTCCATTTTATTTGAATATGGCTGAACTAGAGTTAAAGGGAACTGTTGTTGCGGAACCAAAAGTCGTTGGCGTTACTACTAATGTCAATGATATAGATTCTACGACCTATTCTAATCAGCCCTCTTCTATTATGCGTAGATTGAAAGTGCATATTTATGCAAAAGTTAAGCCTGAGTTCCAGAAGGAGGGAACTATTGAAATTGACCCTTCTAAAGTTCAAGCTAAATTTGGGAATACTGTTCTTGCACCAGATATATGGACCTTTAGTGTTTATGTAGTTCGTGTTGTTGCGACTCCAAGACCTCCTAAACTTGATGATAAGGAAGTGCATTTGCATCGTGACGACAATTGGCATATGGAATTTGTTCAATGGAATGGACGTGATATGAAAGACGCTACAATAAATGAACTGCTCTTGTACATTAAAGAGGCTTCAGCTATTCACTTTAAGGAGCAGCATGCTCTTATTGAGAGGAGCAAGTTGTTCAGTGGAGAGATAGTGTGTAGAGAATGTTGTGGCGGATATGAATATTGTACCTGTTCAAATCTTAGTGAAGCTAATGCTTCAATTCATGATTTACATTCCGTCATTAGTGATTTGGGATCTGATGGACCACTTACCCCGTGGGATATTTATGAAGACGATGATATTCCTGAATTGATTCATGACGAAGTTGTGCCCCATTCTGGAACTTGTGAAAGTTTCTATCCCTCTCTTTGTTCAGAGAGGAAAAATGAGGTTGAACAGGGGTTGAAAGAGATGCTTTTTTCATGGATTGTTGAAGGAAAATGCAATATCGATACTGTTTATGCAGACTTTATTTCAAGCTGTAGCAAAGAGCTGCAGTATTTGTTGATAGTTATGCGAAAGGTTGTCGGGAAATGGTATCAAACTAATAAGAGATCCATGATAGAAATGTGTTTTCCCGTCGAATTTGAAGGGACTGTTTTGGGAGATTACTATTCTATGGTTGTAAGGGATAAAGAAGTTAAATACATAGCATCAATTGGATTTTCCATTGAGTCTGCCATACGTGTATTGTTATTTTATGTTACTTATAATTTACATACTAGATGGGGACTTATGGATGATGTTAAATATTTGTTTCCTATTTGTGGGAATTACTTCCTTTCTAAAATGGACTTTCCAGCTTTTGTCACCAAAATATATTCAGAATGGAAGGTTAAAATATTTGCAGCTCATGCAGTTGTTAGTGGATACTCAGAATTGGAAAAGACGATACTTGGCACCATTTTCTTTCTAGTGTGGGGTACCTCTTATTGTCCCAAAAATGTTAGTATGTCCATTCAGGGATTATTTCTTTTCTTCGTAACATTTTATCCTATGCTGAATTCCTATAAGCGTATGTTTCTATACGGTGCGCCTAGAGCGCTATCTCTAATTTATAAAAAAGAGAAAAATGAATGCCTTAATGATTGGTCTAAATTGGCGCCCGCTGCATTAACGTTATCTACTCTTTATTGTAGCAAGAAAGACATTGTTGATTTTTATGTTGAGGCTTGTGAGAAGTGGTATCTGCAGCCTCAAAGCAGATTGAAACCAACAATTTCTGAAATTGGAAAAAGGGATGAGAAGCATAAATTTGATGATGAGTGGTTTAAAAATTGTGCTGAGCCATTTCTTGATCCGCTTCCTACATCTACATTACGAATCCCTGCTGAAGTTCGTAGCGCTGTGGGTGATAACGTATGGTCTGTATGTAATCTATCAAGTAATTCGAAATCAAATTGCTTTGTAGTATGCAGCGGATGCGTTCTCATTCCTTATCACTATGTTCCTAAAGTATCTTGTATATTTAAATTTACAAGGCACAATAGGGGTAATAAAGGCAATCAGTCTTTTGATGCTTTGATAGATCCCGAACAATGCGTCAGAGTTAAAAACTACGACTTGGCTATGGTTTGGGTTCCTAAGACAAGGGATGTTCGTAATCTCATTGATTGTTTTCCAATAGCATTTCATGAGACTAGTGACAAGAGAAGTGGTAGAGTTGCTTCGCGAGATTCAAATGGTGACCTAGAGTGGTCTGACGTGAGAGAACTTTCTTTTACATTGGATGCTACAAGTGGAATGGGATATTCTTTTCCAGGCATTTTCTATATTTGGAATGGTGCTAAAGAAGGAAAGTGTCTTTCCCCAGTTATATCTGATGATAAGAATGCTAGTATTTCTGGGTTACATATTGGAGGATCTACGAGATGCAGAGAAGATGGGGGCTACATTGCATATGGTGTCACTCCCACTAGGCAAGATCTTCTTGATACGAAAGCTATATTGGAGAAATTCGCCACAGTTATTCCAATGAGTTCATCGGGCGTGTTTGCCACTGAGTGTATGGGTGTTGAAATTTTAAAAAGAGAGATTAAAAAGAAATCATGTTATCTCCGAATGGAAGAGGATAACTCGGCTTATTTTTTAGGCTCTTCGTTGAATTGTAACCGCACTCCTAAATCCCAAGTGAAGGACACTCCTATAAAAGATAGTGTTAAGAAGTTATTTGATATTCGAGACAATTGGGGTCCTCCTAAGTTCAAGGGCCCTGATGGGCATTCCCCTCATGAGCCATGGGAAGTTGGAATGAAGAAATGGATAGTTGATAAACCTGGTCTTCCTTTTGGTTTATTGAATAGAGCTAAAATTGAATATACCAATAATTTAACTCACATTCTTTTTAGTAAAGGAGACTTTTGGAAGAATGAAATAAGAACTCTAACTTGGGATGAAACCGTTAATGGGATTCCAGGAAAAAGGTTTATTGATTCTATGAATTTTAAGAGTTCAATTGGTTTTCCATTTAAAGGGAGTAAGAAATTATTCTCGACACATCTTGGCAAAGTTGATGGTTGGCAAGATAAGAGAGTTTTAGATTCTAAGTTTATTGAAGAAGCTGAGAAAATAGAAGCTCTATATAGGGAGGGTAAAAGATATTATCCCTGGTTTACTTCAACTTTGAAGGATGAACCTACCCTTGAAACTAAGGATAAGGTTCGAGTATTTCAGGCTACCTCAACTCCCTTCCAGCTTGTTATGAGGAAATATACATTGGGGATTTGTCGATTTTTACAGATGAATCCTTTGGATTCCGAATGTGCTGTTGGAATTGATCCTTGTTCTAGTGAATGGAACGAAATGTATAACCATTTAAAACAAGCACAGACTCCACTTTATGATAGGTGGTTTGCCATTGATTATAAGGCTTATGATACGTCTATCCCGAGTCAAATGATTATGGCTATTGGTCGTATTTTCGTTGATATAGCAAAGATTGCTGGATATTCCAGGGAAGAAATTACTGTTCTTAATTCTATTTTTTCTGAATTGGCTTTTTCCATCGTAGATTTTAATGGAGATGTCCTTATGCTCGATGGAGCTAATCCATCCGGCAATTCCCTTACTGTTTTTATTAATAGTTTGTGTAATAGTTTACTAATGAGAATTTTCTTTTATCATTTGTATCCTAGACGCAAATTTACTAATAATGTGAGAATGATGAGTTATGGAGATGATTTAATTGCGGCTGTTGGATCTTTGGCTGGGAGTTACACTATGAAGGGTTATGCTAAGTATCTAGCACAATTTGGGTTTGTAGTGACTCCAGCACAGAAGGATGAGGAGTTGAAGAGCTTCTCAAAATTGCATGAAATAGATTTTCTTAAGAGAAAATTTGTTTGGAGTGCAGATTATGGTGCTATGATTGCGCCACTTGAAGAGAGCTCTATTTATAAAAGGCTTTGCAATTACATGACGAGTGAAACGTCAGTCGAAGTGATTGTTGGAGCCAATATAGATGGAGCTCTTGATGAGTGGGCATTTTATGGTAAAGCAACATATCTTGATCGACAGGAAAAATTGATTAAGATAGTGGAAGAATTTGAGTTGCACAGATTCATCCATAGATTGTATATGACTTACGAGCAACGTGTCTCTATGTGGAGACAAAATAACGCTGACCCAGCAGTAATGGGTAAAGGTCAAAGTATGGATACCGATCGGTCGAATTGTGATAGCGACTGGTTAGGCTTCTTTGGCTGGGGTAATATTATTTTCAAAATGGGGATAGGTGGCCCGCCACTTTCACACAACTCTGGATCGATTAGTTCTGACGATCAAATGAGTATAAAACAACGGACTAACAACACAACACAAATTTATAGTTTGGTGGATACTAA